AACAAGAATACTGCGAGAAGGAGATTATGATTACAATACAGGTGAAGTAAAACTTTGGAACCCATAAAGAAAACCCCAAGAGGAACCACACCCTTGAGGTTTTCTTAGCGTTGCAACAAGGATAACCACTTCCTTGCTATCTACAGACTAACATATACTATAGATATAGCACTTAATTTTTTGTGAATTTACCAGTAATTACTGATGAACTTATAGAAGGTTTAGATCAAGTGTTTCCTAACAGACACCCAGACTTATCTCTTTCTGATAGAGAAGTGTGGTATCGTGCAGGGCAAAGGTATGTTGTTGATTTCTTGATCGAACAGCAAGCCAGACAAAAAGAAACAATGCTTAACGAAAGCGTATTGGAGAGTTAGCTATGTGCTTTGGTAGTAGACCCAAACCACCACCTTTACCAGAACCAAGACCCACTCCACCAAAGCCTGAGAAGACTGCGGAAAGAGTTGTTGTGGGTACAAAAAGAAAAATTGTAACTGGCAGCAATAGAAAGTCGGTTGAAGCTGGTCAACTTAAAAATAAAAAACCTACGAGTATAAAAAGATATGGCACACAAACCTTACGCATACCTTTAGCCCTTAAAAATCTTAAAATTTAATCATGTGTGTTTTCAGAAGTTCTAAACCTAAACCTGTAGTTAAATCCGCACCTAAATCAGCTATGGCTAAAGCTGTAGTAAAGCCAACTACCCCTACCCCAAAAACCTCTACCCCTAAAGTTGGTGGAGGTAGTAAGGAAGTGGCTTCAGCTTTGTTAAAAAAGAATTTATCACCCAATCCTTCATTTCAAAGAAATCAACCTGTAGCACCTCCTAAAAGTCAAGCTATAGATGCAGCAAAAGGTCAAAAAGCTGTTAAAGTAGCTACTCCTACACCGAAAGTAGAAGCACCTAAACCAGCATCAAGGCCAACAGTTACACAAAAACCAACCCCAACCCCAACCCCAACCCCAAAAGCAGAAGAGCCTAAACCTAAAAAGAAAAAACGATTTGTTAAAAGTGGTGGATTCATAGGTAGTCCAAGTAGATCATCATTGCGTATTGGTGCTAGTGGATCAGGTAACTTAAGGTATTAATTATGTGTTTCTTTGGTAGGTCAAGTACACCACAGCCACCCAAACCTGAGTTTGATGATGCACCTCCTGTTGTTACAGGTAAACAAACTGGTGTTGATAATCCTATCGACACCAAGAAAGTTACTGAACAACTAAGGCAAGATCGAATGAAACAGGAAGGGTTTTCTAACCCTGCTGAGTCATTGAAGATTGCTGGTGTTACAGGTGGTGGTATGAGTCGTGCAGACAAAGCAAGAAGAAAATCAAATCAAGACAGAGCTAAACATAATTTCAACAAAAGGAAGTATTCTAAAGGAATAACAGGTAAGAAAACAGGAGTTGCTTAAGCATGGAGTATTCGACACAAGGACAGACAGCAGCAGGTAGGTATGAATCGTTAGTGGGTTTGCGTTCTACTTATGATAGAGAAGCTAAAGAGTCTTCTAAAATAACCATTCCTAGTCTTATACCTGAGTCGACTACTGGTACAAGAGCAAAGATCAAGACACCATTTCAAGCAGTAGGAGCTAGAGGAGTTAATAGTTTATCAAATAAATTTTTGATGACTTTGCTGCCACCTGACCAAGCTTTTTTTAAATTAACTATTGATAGTCTTGAGTTAATAAAAGAAGGACAAGAAGGTTTGCAGAGTGAGATAGATAAAGGTCTTCGTACTATAGAAAATGCTTTGCAGAATGATATTGAAATATCTAATGATAGGGTTGCTTTGTTTGAAGCACTCAAACATTTAGTAGTATCAGGCAATGTATTATTATATCTAACTGATAAAGGATTAAAAGTTTATCCACTATCAAAGTTTGTTTGTAGAAGAGATGAAGTTGGTAATGTTCTAGAAATACTTACAAAAGAAACTATACACCCACAAGCTTTACCTGCTGATTTCTTAGAACAGATTAAAAAGAAAGATAATTATGACGCACAAGAAATGCAGAGCGACCTCGATATATACACGCACATCAAAAGAATTAATGATGAGTTTATTTGGTATCAAGAGTGCAAAGGTGAAAAGATACCTAATACTGATGGAAGATCACAGGCAGATGTATCTCCTTGGATACTGTTAAGATTCATTCGTATAGATGGTGAAGATTATGGTCGAGGTTATGTAGAAGAATATAGAGGAGACTTGATTACATTAGAAGCTTTGATGCAAAGTGTTATAGAATGTGCGGCAGCTAGTGCTAAAACGCTATTTTTGGTCAATCCAAACGGGATTACCAGGGCAGCAACTTTAGCCAAAGCCCCCAATGGTGCGATCAGAGAAGGTAGTGCAGCAGATATATCTGTGATGCAGGTAGGCAAGGCTGCTGATTTGTCTGTTTCTTTTAGTACTATTCAAAGAATAGAATCAAGACTTGAATATGCTTTTCTCATGGCAAGGTCTGTACAGAGAGATGCAGAAAGAGTGACAGCAGCAGAAGTTACCATGATGGCTAACGAACTAGAGAACAGTCTTGGTGGTATCTACAGCATCCTTACACAGGAGTTTCAACTACCATATCTAAAACGTAGGATGCACATGCTCGTCCGGTCAGGTAAAGCACCTAAACTACCGGAGAAATTAGTCAAACCTAAGATCGTTACTGGTGTTCAGGGTCTTGGTCGTGGTAATGATCGTAATAAGCTTATTGAGTTTATTGGCACAGTAAGTCAGGCTTTAGGTCCAGATATTATGAGGCAGTACATGAATGTAGATGAAGCCATAAAACGTCTGGCAAATTCAATCGGAATAGATACTGCTAACCTAGTGAAGACACAGGAAGAGATACAGGCTGAGATGCAGGCTATGCAACAGCAGCAGCTTATTCAAAGTCTTGGACCTGCTGCCCTTGGATCTCCTTTATTAGATCCACAGAAAAATGCTAATGCTCAATTAACAGCGGAGGAAATCAATGCCAACCAAGAAGCCTGATACTGAAACAAAAACACCAGAAACTGAACCAGCAAAGGCTGTTGTCAGTAAGTTAGGTATCAATGATGAACCTGCTCCATACAAACCTAAAGTGGTCGAAACTAAAAATGGTCGTACAATGACTTATAACTAAACAAATTTTATGACTTCATCCCAGGTAAATGTCTCAGAGACACCACCAATGTCTGCTGAAGACCTACAAACTTTAGCTAAAAATGAAACTGATGAGAACGGTCTTATACTTGGAAAGTTTAAATCAGTAGAAGATCTTGCTGCCAGTTATAAAGAACTGGAAGGTAAGCTTGGACAGGTAACAGAAGAAGATCAACCACAGACAGAAGAGGAAACAGAAACTACTGATGCTGAATTTAATGCAGAAGAATTTTATGGTGATGGTCTTGCTTCAGTATTAGAAGAAGTTGGTATTGATCCACAGGAAATCTCTAACAGATTTCAAGAATCAGGTGAGATTAATGAAGATGATTATGCAAAGTTAGGAGAAGCAGGTTTCTCTAAACAGGTCATTGATACCTACCTAGATGGATTAAGAGGTACTTCTGGTGAAGCAGATGAAATACCTACAAAACAAATACAAGATATAAAAGATTCTATTGGTGGTGATTCGGCTTATGAACAAATGCAAAAATGGGCTACAGCTAATTTATCACCAGCAGAAATTAAAGCATTTGATAACCTCACACAAACAGCAGACGCACCAGCTATTAAAATGGCAGTGCAAGGACTTTATTTTCAGTATCAAAACGCTATGGGTGTTGAACCAAACTTAGTATCAGGTCGTGCTTCATCAAGTGGACCTACACCATATAGATCAACAGCAGAAGTAGTTACTGCCATGTCTGATCCACGCTATGGTAAAGATGTCACATACACCGAAGATGTCCAAAGACGTTTAGGTGGTAGTGATGTATTTAACACTGGTCGTTAATTATGGCTAATAAACCAACCAATCCAACTCTTTATGCAAGAGTGAAGGCAGAAGCAAAGAAGAAGTTTAGAGTCTATCCTTCTGCTTATGCTAATGCCTGGTTGGTTAGAACTTATAAAAAACGTGGTGGAGGTTATCGTAAAACTTAATCATGCCTTATTCTAAAAAACAAATGAAGATCGCTAGGGTTGCAGAACCTAGAGATAAAATCACAAGAGAAGATCTTATGATCCTTCGTAAGTCAAAGAAAAAGAAAATGAAGAATGGCAAAGCTTAATCTTAGCCAGATGAAAAAACTGAAGGCACATTCAGTTCATCACACAACCAAGCATATGAACCTGATGAAAAAGCTTATGCGTGAAGGTAAATCATTTAAAGCTGCACATACTGCTGCACAAAAAGAAGTAGGCAAATGAGTCTTGATAGATGGTTTAAGGAGAAGTGGGTAGATGTTAAAACAGGTAAACCCTGTGGACGTAAAAAAGGAGAAAGTCGTGGCTACCCTGCCTGTAGACCTTCAAAGAGAATCAGCAGCAAAACACCAAAGACTACAAGTGAAATGAGCAGTAGAGAAAAGGCTAGATTTAAAAGAGAAAAGACCAGTTCAAAAAAAATTAGTTATCAACATAGGAGAAATAAAGGACGAAAGAGTTTAAAGATTGCATAAACGTGTTACATTTTAAATAACTACCTATCATTCCTTTATGTCGAAGGGAGTATCTCTTACCAAGAAGGATAAAGATCCCACAGGGGGTCTGTCAGCTTCTGGTCGTAGGAAATACAACCGAGCAACAGGTGGGAACTTGCAAGCCCCTGTTACAAAAAAGACAGGTCTTTCACCTAGACAGAAAGCTAGAAGAAAATCCTTCTGTGCAAGAATGTCAAAAGTAAAAGGACCGTTAAAGAAAGATGGTAAGTTAACACGCAAAGCCCTTGCATTACGCAAGTGGAATTGCGGTTC